ATTTAAGCCAAGTCAAAACAATATTCAGTTAAATTATAAGGCTCAAACATATTCTGTATTTGTGTCTAACGCGCCTGAATCTATTACTATCACAAAACAAGATATAGGATTTGGTACGTCATGGGTTACAATTTTACAAAATGGAAGTTATTTAGAAATAACAGTAACAGAAAATACATTAGTAGAAAATAGAGATTTATTTATAAATGCTGATAACGGAAATGGAAAAACATTTCAGATATATCTAAACCAAGACAATAAAGTGGTTACTTTTGATTCTACTGTAACAACTTTTGACAGCGATTTAATAACATTTGATTCAGAATAAAATGGCAAAACAAACAGTAAATTTAGGAGCAACACCGAATGATGGGACTGGGGACACATTACGTGTTGGTGGGGATAAGATAAATGATAATTTTGACGAACTATACAACGAAAAAGGATGGGGTTATTATGTAGATAGTTTGTCAACCCCAATTATAAATATAGGGACAACTTATACCCAAATAACAATAGACGGACTAGGGGCATCTATCACTAGTCATTTACCAAAAGAAATAAGAGGTATTTCTGATTTATGGACAGGAAGCAAAATAACTCCTATCTCAATAGGAGATGATTATGATGGTCGTTTAGATGTTACAGTAACAGCTAAAACAGGGAGTCCAACATTAATAGACGTAATTATAGATATAAGTGGAGGCGTTGCAGGTACTAACAAAGTTTTTACAGGGTACGTCCAAGCAGGAGGTTCTATACCTTATGGACAATCTTTAATGCTTGACTTTTTCTCTTTGTCTACCTTTTTAACAAATGGCGGTAAGATATACGCAAAAACAGATACTGGGACAATAACAATTGGCAGAAGAAATATAAAAATATCAAGAAAATCAAAAGACTATTAAAATGATTGCAGAAACAATAAAATTACTGCAATCTTTTACATGGTATGGATGTAGTGAAACAGTAGAAATTGCAAAAGGAAAAAACTCAATCCCGAGAAATTGGAAGGAGACTAAAGAAAAAATAACGAGAGCGAAATGGCAATTAAAGAAACTATAATAATTGAAGTTGAGGACACGGGATTAGAGCAGACAACTAAAAAGGTTAACGACCTAAATGCCGCAACAAAATCCGTTTCAGATACCACTAATAAAATGGCATCTGAAATGAAAGGCTCTGCAAGCTCTGTTCTGGATAATGGTGGGGCTATGGGCTTATTGAATGACGCTACTAGCGGATATGCTATGATGGTAAAAGATGCTGTGGAGGCATCTGTACTATTTACTAAGTCTCAAAAATTAGCTGCAATTCAACAAAAACTTTACACTTTTGCAGTAGGAACTTCCACAGGTGCAATGAAAGCCTTTAGAATAGCATTAATTTCTACTGGTATTGGAGCAATTGTTGTTGCATTAGGATTGTTGATTGCAAATTTTGACAAAGTTAAAAAAGTAGTTTTAAATTTAATACCCGGACTTGGTGCTGTTGCAGATGTTATTGGAGGAATAATACAAAGCGTTACAGATTTTATTGGTGTTACTTCTGATGCTTCAAGAGCTTTAGATAAGATGGTTGCAGATTCTGAGGCATCCTTAAAAAGAAATGAAATATTTTTAGAAGCCAATGGAGACAAATATGATGAATACACACAAAGAAAAATAAAAGCCAATATTGACTACAATAAAAAAGTTAAAGAATTAGCTGAAGATGAGCAATTCACCGAAGAAGAAAAAATAAAAATACTGCAACAGTTTAGAGAAAAAGCAAATCGCGAAATAATAAAAGCAGACTCAGACAGGGAAGATGCTATAAATAAAAAAAGAAAAGAGATAGCTGATAAACAAGCTGAAGAGCAAAAGAAAAGAAATGAAGAAGCTAAGAAAAGACTAGAAGAGCAAAAAAAGAAAGAGCTTGAAGAAATAGAAAGACAAAACAAAATAAGAGAGGAAGCCAACGCTCTTGAAGCTAAAATATTTGAAGAAAATTTAGAAAGAGATGTTCAAAATGAACTTGCGAAACAAGAGGTTTTAAAATCTATTAGAGAGCAAACTAATGAGCAGATATTAGAAGAGGAAAGACAATTAGCATTAGACAAACTTGAGCAAGCCAATGCATCACAAGAAGAGTTTTTAGAACTTCAATTATATTATGACGGCAAGGCTAAAGAATTAGCTGATGCTAGGTCGGCAGAAGATGAAAAATTAGCAGAAGAACAAAAAGAAAGGGATAAGGCTGTTGCTCAAAATAGAATAAATGTAGGAATACAGACAGCTCAATTAATTGCACAATTAGCAGGTGAGGGTTCGGCAATAGCAAAAGGAGTAGCTGTTGCTCAGGCTACAATTGACACATATAAAGGTGCTGTTTCTGCTTACTCAGCTATGTCGGGCATTCCGATTGTGGGGCCAGTTTTGGGAGCTGTTGCCGCAGGGGTTGTTGTTGCCGCAGGGGTTGCCAATGTTAAAAAAATATTATCAACGAAACCAGTTGAAAAAGGATCACCAAGTGGAGCGGCTTCGGGAGCGGCTGCACCACAAGCCCCCAGCTTTAATTTAGTGCAAGGTACAGGAGCAAATCAAATATCTGACGCATTAAAGAAACAACAACAACCAGTTAAGGCTTATGTTGTTAGCTCTGATGTTACCACTTCTCAATCTTTAGATAGAAACATAGTAGAAAACAGTAAGTTATAATACAAAATTGAAACAAAAACAAATAATTATAGTTAATTAGTTATGAAAACATACGAAGCTATTTATGAACCAAACAAAAATAAAGGGGTATATGGTATTTCTTTAGTTAAAAATCCAGCTATGGAAGGTTTTTTTGTAGCATTATCTAAGGATGAAAAAATACAATTAAAAACATTAGACGAAGAAAAACGTATTCTTGTAGGTTTGGTTTTAGAACCAAATAAACCTATTTACAGAAATCAAAACGGAGAGGAGTTTAATATAGTTTTTTCTGAACAAACAGTAGAAGATTTATGTTATGGCTTTACTAAAAATAAAAACAATTCTAATAGTACAATAGAACACGATGAAAATAAAAAAATAGTAGGTGTTACTTTTGTCGAGAATTGGTTGGTTCGTGATGAAAAAATTGATACTACTGTTGCCTTAGGTTTAAATTGTAAAAAAGGTAGTTGGGCTTCGGTTGTAAAAGTAGATAGTGACGAAATTTGGGAAGAGTATGTTAAGACTGGCCAAGTCCAAGGATTCAGTATTGATGCTATGCTTTCATTAAAAGAAGTAAATTTAAAAAGCGAAATAGAAATGAGTGAACAAAAATCAATAGCGGAATCAATTTCTTCAGCGATTGAAAACGGGTTTAATCAGTTTATCACAGCCTTTAAAAGCAATGATAAAAACCCTGTCAATATTCAGCTTGGGGAGATTAAAACCAAAGATGGAAATCTTAAAGTCATGTTTGAAGGAGAAATGATGGCTTTAGGGGCAAAAGTATGGGTTTTAGCAGAAGATGGAACAGAGGTTCCTTTGCCTGTAGGTGAGTACCCACTTGAGAACGATATGATATTAGTCGTTACTGAAGAGGGCGTAGTAGGTGAATTAAAAGAACCTACAACCGAGGAAAAACCTGCAGAAATGGAAACACAAACAGGAAACATTTCAGAAGAGCAAGCGGGAGCAATTGCACAAGCAGTTAAATCTGTTCTTATTAAGTATGCAGAGGAACAAAAAACGGTTATCGAAGAAATTAAATCAGAATTTACAAAACAAATTTCAGATTTAAAAACAGATTACGAAAACAAAATTTTAGAGTTTTCAAAACAGCCTGCATCTAAGCCTAGAATTTCCATGCCGCAAAATGCAGAGCCAAAGACAGCAAAAGAAAGAATTTTACAAACAATACAAAATCAATAACAGATGCCAACAACAGTAACATCAACATCTAATTACGCTGGTAGAGAAGCTGGCGCAATTGTAGGAAAAATGTTTAAGGAAGCTAATACGCTTTCAAACAATTTAGTAACAGTATTTGAAAATGTAAATTATAAATTAAATTTACGACAAATCGAATTAACAGGAGGTAGAAGACTCTATACTTGTGGATTTGTACCAGCAGGTTCAATTACTTTATCTGACAAGGTTTTAGAACCTTTAAAATTAAAGGATGATTTCCAAATTTGTAAAGAAGATTTTAGAAATCAATGGAATGACGGAGATTTAGGGGCTTCGGCGTGGAATGATGGCGATATGAAGCCTATTATGGACGCTATTTTAGCAGAAAAATTAGCACAGGAAGCTGAGGCTTTTGACTACATGATATGGAACGGTTCAGAAGCTAATACATCACCACAAGAATTTAATGGATACTTAACTCAGTTTGATTTGGATGTAGATATTATCCGAGTTGCAGGAACTACAATTACTGAGGCTAATGTTTTAACAGAAATGAAAAAGGCTGTTGCAGCTATTCCAGTTGCATTAAAAAATTCGCCTAATTTAAAAATTGCTGTATCGTCAAATGTAGCTCAATTTTATTATTTTGACCTTATCACAAAAGGAATTGGTAATGGATTAGGGGGAGATGCAAATACAGCTATGAAATTTGGTAAATATACACTTATTGAGGTTGGTGGTTTGCCAGATAACACAATAGTAATTTTTGAGCCTAAAAACTTAGTATTTGCAACTGGTTTACAATCTGATATGAACGACATTAGATTAGTAGATTCTGACGCTATTAACTTAGACGGATTAATTAAAGGATCTATGGTTTATAATGCAGGAGTTGGATATTTTAATCCAGACGAAATTGTTTGGTACACAACTGACAACACACTTCCTTCGGTTTAATTATTAACAATATAACCGCTCATTAATTTGAGCGGTTTTTAATACAGTATTATTATGAGCATATTTTGCGATATAACACAAGGAAGAAGCAAGAGCTGTAAAAACGCCATTGCTGGTATGAGTAAGGTCTTTTTCTTCAATTTTATTGAAAATCCTTTTACTGTTGTTGATGGAGTGGCTACGGCTATAAATCCATTACTAACAGAAGTATTTCAATATGATTTAACTGGAGATGGAAACTCTTTAGCGCAATCAATGGTAGGAGATAGAAATACAGGTACTTCCGCAAATACTGAAACTCTTACTTTAGCATTACAAAAACTAACAAAAGAAGATAACCATCAAATGAATCTTTTAGTTTATGGTTATCCACAAGCTGTTGTTAAAGATAGACAAGGTAATTACCATATTGTTGGATTAACTGAGGGAATTGACTTCACTTCTGCACCAACTACTGGAGCGGCTAAAACCGATTTCAACGGTTACAACTTAACAGGCACAGCTATAGAAAGCGAATTAGCACCTATAATGAATAGCGCGACAGTTACTGCATTTTTACTTTTAGTTGTTCCTAATGAACTACCATCAGTATAAAAAAACAAATAGACAAATATTTAAAAACCGTTATTGAAACAAATAGCGGTTTTTTTAGTTATTATAGTATGAAGATAATTAATCCCATAGATACAGAACATGAATTGATATTGATACCTCGTTATTATGTTTCAGGCGATGTGTCTTTGGAATTAACAAATGAATTTACCAAAGAGGTTAATACATATGCACTAACACCTATAACAATTGATGGTTATATGTATTTAAATTTTACAGATACATTTGATAATAATTCAAAATTTCAGATAAAAGTGACAGATAATCAAAATGTTTTATTTAGAGGAATTTTATTTGTAATAGACCAATCAGAAGATACACAAAACTATAAAACATCAAAAGGAGTATTTACTTATGAATGAAATAAAATTAATACAATTATCTAATTACGTTAAACCTAAGTTGGAAGAAAACAAGTCTAAGAATTGGGTAATGTACGGCAGAGACAATTGTTTCTATAAATATATAATAGATCGAAATAATGGTAGTGTAACAAACTCAGCAATAAACAAATCTTATATAGATTTAATTTATGGCAGAGGTTTATCTGCTACAAATGCATCAAAAAATGTAGAACAATGGGCGCAATTAGCAGCTATGTTAAAGCCAAAAGAATTAAAAAAAATAATTTCTGACTTTCAATTATTTGGGGAGGCATCGATTCAAGTTGTAAAAACAAGGGATAAAAAAGAAGTTGCGGGCATTTATCATATTGCTAAAAATCTTTTAATCCCTGAAATAGAAAATGAAGATGGAGAAATAGAAAATTATTTTTTCTGTAAAGACTGGTCTAAAGTTAATAAAATAGGATATGAAACTTATCCTGTATTTGGAACATCTAATGAAGAAATTGAAGTTTATGTTATAAAACCTTATTCGGCAGGATGTAACTATTTTAACACCCCAGATTATTTTGCAGGCCTTCAATATGCCCATATGGAAGAAGATATATCAAATTTCTGCATTAATTCTATCCAAAACGGACTTAGTGCTGGATATATAATAAACGTCCCAGATGGTCAAACTTTAACTCCAGAGGAAAAAGATGAATTTGAAAAACAAATAAAAGCAAAACTTACAGGTAGCCCAAATGCAACTAGATTTGTATTAAACTTTGCTTCCCGTGATGCTGAAATTACAGTTATACCTTTTCCAGTTAATGATCAACAACACAAGCAATGGGATTTCTTAACAGCAGAAAGTAAACAACAAATTATGACTGCTCATAGGGTCACATCTCCAATGCTTTTTGGTATTAAAGATAACACTGGTTTTGGAAATAACGCAGAGGAATTAGATACTGCTGAAGCTCAATTAATGAAGCGAGTAATAGCTCCTAAACAAGAATATATTTTAGATGCTATAACTGAAATAATATCTTTAAACGGCATGAGCTTAGATTTATTCTTTAAGCCTTTGACTGAGCCAGTTAAAGATAACAATACACAGTTAAAGTTAAAATCAGATAGCGTTTGTTGTTCAGAAGAAAAAAAAAACGTTGATTTAGAGGAATTTTTGCTTTTAGGAGAGGATGAACCAGAAGGATATGATTTGATTGATGAAACAGAATTAGATTATGATGAAGAGATAAAATTAGCGTCTACAGGTTCAGCAAATCCCAACTCAAATAGTGAACAAGATAACAATGATATAATAATACGATATAAATACGTAGGAAATCAAACGCCTAAAAGAGAATTTTGTCAAAAAATGATTTCAGCAGGTAAAATATATCGAAAAGAAGATATTATATCAATGGAAAATAAATCTGTTAATCCTGGAT